TGGAAGCAGCTCTGGAGGGAAGCAATTTTGGCGACGAACCGACGGTAAATGATGTAGCAGATTATCTCGGAGTATCGACCAGAACGGCCCGTGATCGCATTCAAGAGCATGGAGGATACGAGATTGAAGGCGGAAAAGTTAAGAAAAAGAATGGAGGGAAAGACTAAAAGATAAGACATTCCCTCAAAGTCTAAAATTAGAGGGAAACACTAAAAAATAGTCTTTCCCTCACATGATGAAAAAGTGCGGGGAACACTGAAATATCAGTCTTTCCCATGTTGCGGGGAAGACATATATATACTACGTATATATATTCGGGTTTCCCCCTCACGGTGTCACGGGGGTAGGAGAGGGACGTGCCTAAGGCTGCACGGCCCGTCTCCCTTCCCCCTCCCCGATGACAAAGGCAGCAAAAGGATAGTAATGATAAAATTTAATGCTTTAAAGGAGTGAAGAAAAGATGATTGAATTTTTTATGGCGATGAACCCGCCGACGATAACACATCAGGAACATAAGGTCACAATCGTGAATGGCAGACCTGTGTTCTATGATCCGCCGGAACTGAAAGCTGCTAAGGAGAAATTGATTGGCAACCTGTACAAGTATCGCATTATGGCACCGTACAGAACGGGCGTAAGGCTGATTACCAAGTGGTGTTTCCCGAAGAATGGACATAAGGACGGAGAGTACAGGATCACAAAGCCAGACACAGACAATCTGCAGAAGCTGCTAAAAGACTGCATGACGTTGGTAGGCTTCTGGAAGGATGATGCGCTGGTGGCATCTGAAATTACTGAAAAGTTTTGGGCGGAGAAGCCTGGTATCTATATCCGGATTGAGGAGCTACCATGATGAATTATTTTAAATTCTTTACAGAGGTCTGGCGATTTTTCAAGAAGTATTATAATCGGCCAGGAAAAGAACAGGACTATACTGAGAGCGTCCAGGAATGCTCTCAGCTTGCGAAATCATTCGGTAATGGGGATTTTGTAGACCGGGTATGCATTGCAGTCCTAGAAGAACTGGAACGCTGCTGGAAGGGCAGAGAGGAGGAGTAGATGGCAGTGATTGGAATTATCGTGTTCTGTGGAGTAGTCGTTGGTGCGGCGGCGTTGCTGCTGAACCGGCCAGAGCGGCCGAAGGATCCGCGGGAGGACGAGGAACAGATGGAATATCTGAACGAGTGGAACCAGAAACATAAAAAATAACAAATGCAGAAAGGAGCCAGCCTCCGGCCGGGGCAAAAGAAAAAAATGAAAAATATCAAAGAAAACAATTTCTCGAAAAGAGGGTCAAACAATGAAGGATCTGATTATTGACTGCTTTGCTGGCGGGGGCGGCGCCTCCGTCGGCATCGAGATGGCACTGGGGAGACCGGTAGATATTGCGATTAATCACGATCCGGATGCCATCCTGATGCACAAAACGAATCATCCGAACACGCTGCATCTAACAGAAGATATTTTTAAGGTTGACTTGAAGAAATATGTAAAAGGCCGGCACGTGGCTCTGATGTGGGCGTCGCCGGACTGTACAAGCCATAGCAAGGCAAAAGGCGGTAAACCACGGGAGAAAGGATTGAGAATTCTTCCGTGGGCTGTTTACAAACACGCTAAAGCAATTCTGCCGGACGTGATCCTGATGGAAAACGTAGAGGAAATACAACAGTGGGGGCCGCTTGACAGTAATGGTCATCCGATTAAGGAACGTCGTGGAGAGGACTATCGAAAATTTATTATGGCAATGAAATCTCTTGGATATATGTTTGAGTGCAGAGAACTGATAGCAGCAGACTACGGAGCACCCACGACACGGAAACGCTGGTACGCAATCTTCCGGAGAGACGGACGTGAGATTGTATGGCCGGCACCGACTCACTTCAAGGATCGAGAGCCACGGTGGAAAGCCTGTGGCGACTACATAGACTGGTCAGATTTTGGACGATCCATATTTGATAGGCCAAAGCCTCTGGCGGACGCGACTATGAAGCGTATCGCGAATGGAATCCGGAAATATATCGTGGAAAATCCGAATCCATATATCGTAAAAGATGGAGAAAAGCTGTTTTTGTCGTATCTGGATAAAGCATATGGTGGAAACTATAAAGGTTGTGGAAGTGACCTGCATTCTCCTTGCAGCACAATTACCACCGTAGATCACAATCGTCTGGTGACTGCTTTTCTCATCCAGTATCACGGCGAGACGAAAGCCGGAGATTCCCGGGGCCAGTTTCTAACGGAGCCGATCAAGACCATTGATACCAGTAACCGGTACGGGCTGGTGACAGCGTTTATTACCAAATATTACAAGACTGGTATCGGACAGGGTTGCGATGAGCCATTGCATACGATTACAACATCGCCGGGGCACTTCGGGCTGATATCCGCATTCCTGATTAAATATTACGGATCCGGCGGAAGCTGCCAAGGCATTGACAGGCCACTGGATACGATCACCACGAAGGATCGTTTTGGTTTGGTTAATGTGGTGCTGGATATTCAGGGAGAAAAATACATTCTGAAGGATATCTTCCTGCGAATGCTGAAACCGGAAGAACTGAAGCTGATGCAAGGATTCCCGAAAGATTATATCATTGATCGGGATTACAACTGGAAACCGTACCCGATTGCAAAGCAGGTGGCGCGGATCGGGAACAGTGTGGTGCCGATTATGGCGGAAAAGTTAGTAGAAGCCAACTGCTCGTACTTAAAAGTAGGGGAGCGGGTGCCGAACCTTAACATCAATGACAGCCAGGAGCAGTTGAGATTTGCGTGAGGAGGTGATACCAATGGAGAAAAAGGTTCTGGAGCAGTACATAGACGCATGCGAGCTGATCAAAGAGACGGAAAAGGACATTAGACGGCTGAAAAAGAAGCGGCAGACCATCGTGCAGACGAACGTGTCCGGGAGCAATCCGGAATTTCCGTACAATCCGCAGCACTTTAAGATCGCTGGGACGGCGTTTACGTATGAGGAGGACTCGCGCCTGCGGTACGAGGAGAAAATCCTGGAAGAGCGCCGGGAAAACGCCCAGCGGTTGAAGGTAGAAGTGGAGCAGTGGATGAACCACATTCCGCAGAGGATGCAGAGAATTATCAAGTATAAAGTGTTCGAGGGGCTCAGTTGGAGTCAGGTGGCGGCAAAACTCGGAAGAAAGGCAACCGCAGACAGCGTGCGGATGGAATATCTGAGGTTCATGGAGGCGGCATAGAAAACTTTGAGAGAAAATGAAAGTTTGTTCGTTTTGTTCGCAATGTTCGTTTTCAAAATGTTATAGTGTATCATGGAGAGAACGGCAGGAAGGGTTTCATCTTTTCTTTACCTCCTTGTGAATGTATTTTGAGCGGCGGTCAGGTGTCACAGCCTGGCCGCTGATTGGGCGGCATCAGCCCGTGGAAAAAGCCCGAATGATGCACGGTGCAGATTGGTACCATGCACCTATTGGAACGTAGCTCAAGGAGAGCGCAGAGACGCCGGCACGAGGCGCAGGTTCGAATCCTGCAGTTCCAACTCTCCAGTGGATGGAGATTCTCCGATTTGTTACTCTTATACAAGGATTCCTCGCAGAGATGCGGGGAATTTTTGCGTGCAGAAATGAGGTGAGCTTGAGTGACGGAAAAACAGAAAAGATTTTGTGATGAATATTTGAGTGATTTGAACGCCACTCGGGCATATAAAGCAGTGTATAAAAGCGTGAAAAGTGATGAAGTAGCTAAAGCGGCGGCAAGCAGATTGTTAACTAATGTTAACGTTAAAAAATATATAGCTGATCGGATGGAAGAGATCCACAACGAGAAGACGGCGGACGCCCAGGAAGTAATAGAGTATCTGACTTCCGTGCTTCGCGGAAAAAGCAGTTCCACAGAAATTGTAGTTGAAGGAACCGGTGATGGCTGCAGCGAAGCGAGGACGATGGAAAAATCCCCGTCAGAAAAAGAACGATTAAAGGCTGCAGAGCTCCTGGGTAAGAGATACGCATTGTTCACTGATAAAGTTGAAACAGATGTAGATATGGACCTGAACATCACGATTGATTACGGCGAGGATGATACCGGATGAAAATAAAGGTAGAAGCAAATGCTGGTTTCAAAGAGGTTGATCGCAGTAAAAAACGCTACATCGTGATGAAAGGTTCTGCCGGATCCGGAAAGAGCATGGACACGGCACAGAATTATATCATTCGTTTAATGAATGATTCGGGACGTAATCTTTTGTGTGTCCGAAAAGCAGATGTAACGAATAGAGATAGCACTTTTGCAGAATTGCAGAGTGCTATTTTTCGTATGTTCGGAGAAAGCTATAAGAAGTATTGGTACATCAATACTTCAAATATGCTTCTGGAATGTAAGAACAATCATAACCAGATCATCTTCCGCGGGGTAAATGACGAGAAGCAACGTGAGAAACTTAAGTCAATTACCTTTAAGCGCGGGAAGCTTACCGATGTTTGGATAGAGGAAGCCACAGAGATTACACAGTCAGATTTTGAAATTATCGATGACCGACTTCGAGGTATATTGCCGGAGGGGCTGTTCTACCAGATCCGGTTAACATTCAATCCGGTGTCGTCACATCACTGGATTAAGAAAGTGTTCTTTGATCGTGTTGATCCGGATGTACTGACACATCAGTCAACCTATGAGAATAATCGGTTCATCGATGAAGCGTATCACAGACGTATGCTCCGGCGTAAGGAAGTAGATCCGGAAGGTTATCGGGTGTATGGTCTGGGTGAATGGGGAGAGGTTGCCGGTCTTATCCTTAAGAACTATGTCATCGAGGAATTTGACCGAAATCCGGAGAACTATGATTACATTGTGAACTCACAGGACTTTGGATTTAACCATGCCAACTGTATCGGCGAGGTAGGATTTAAGGACGGAGATCTCTATTTGTTTCAGGAATTGTATGTGTATGAGATGGACACAGAGGAGATTATTAGGCTGGCCGCTGGAAGATTTAACAAGAAACTGAGGATGTGGTGTGATTCAGCTGAGCCGGACCGTATCAAGATGTGGCAGAAAGCCGGATACAGGGCGAAGGGAGTCAATAAAGAGACAAACAGTGTCCATGCTCAGATAGACTATTTGAAACAGCACATGATCCATATACACCCGTCCTGTGTGAATACCATAAAGGAAATACAACAATGGAAGTGGAAGAAAGATGAGCGTACCAACACTTATCTGGAAGAACCAGTTCCATTTTTTGATGATGCAATGGCGATGCTGCGTTATTCCATCGAGGAAGAGCGTAAAGCTAAGCCGAAACTAAACAGAAACCTGAAGGGAGGACTGTAAAGTGTTATTTCGATTACCGTCAGAAGAAGAACTGACAGATAATAAATTGAATGAATTCATAGCAAAACATAATGCAGAGTGTGCCTTTCGGTTTAAACATCTGAAAGATGCATACGAAACAGACTACCAGATTTTTCACCAGAAGCCAAAGCCGGATTATAAACCAGACAATCGTATTGCTGTGAACTTTGCAAAATATATGGTGGATACATTTAACGGATATTTTATCGGGAATCCAATTAAGATATCTGTGGATGGTGATGCTGCAGGCAACATCAAAAAATATGTGGAGCTCCTGGATCAGTACAATGATCAGGACGATAACAATGCGGAGCTGTCGAAGATCTGTTGCATTTACGGCAAAGGATACGAGATGTATTACGTAGATGAACTGGGAAACATCGGGATTACATATCTGACACCGTTCGATGCTTTTATAATCTACGATGATTCGGTGTTGTGCAGGGAGCGGTATTTTGTTCGACTGTACATAGATTCGAATGATGTACTGCATGGCAGTGTATCAGATGACACCAAGGTACGGTGGTTTACCCAGAAGGGAAAGCTTGTCTGGGAGGAAGAAGAAAAGATACATGGATTTGACGGGGTGCCGGCTACAGAGTATGTGGAGAACAAGGAGCGCACATGCATCTTTGAACCGGTAATGTCAATGATTGATGCTTATAACAAAGCAATCAGTGAGAAATCAAATGATGTAGATTATTTTGCGGATGCCTACATGAAGATACTTGGAACTATGCTTGGTAATGACGAGGTGAAGCACATCCGGGATAATCGTATTATTAACTTTGATGGAGATGCGAATCAGCTTATTGTAGAGTTTTTGAATAAGCCAGATGGAGATACCACACAGGAACATTTGATTGATCGTCTGGAGAAATTAATATTCCAGATCGGTATGGTTGCGAACATCTCAGACGAGAATTTCGGTACAAGCTCCGGCATTGCCATGAAGTATAAGCTGCAGGGAATGAGCAATCTGGCCAAGACAAAAGAACGAAAGTTTACATCTGGAATGAACCGGCGGTACAAGCTGATCTTTTCGAATCCTGTATCTGGAATGAAAGAAGATGACTGGGTGAAACTGCATTATCATTTCACACCGAATATTCCATCGAATGTACTGGAGGAGAGTCAGATCGCCGGCAACTTGGATGGAATCGTATCACAAGAGACACAGCTTGGCGTACTGTCTGTAGTGGACAATGTGCAGGGAGAAATTGATCGAATACAACAGGAAGAAAATCAAAAAGCAGAGTACATGGTGCTTGGAAGAAATGAAAACTCTATATTGGAAATGATAACCATCATAAAAGAATATGCGGAAAGAAATGGAGAGGAACCGGTCGATGTTTTCAATAAAATACTTGGAGAAGGCGTAAATGGCAATGAAGAGTAGTGAGTATTGGAAGAAACGAGAGGCTGAAAACGCCATGAAAAACCAGATCTCGGAGGTGCAGTACAAGAAAGATATTGAAGAAATCTATGCCAATATGATGGATGAGATCAATAAAGAGATCAACGGATTTTACACTAAATATGCTGCAAAAGAAGGCATCACAATGGCTGAGGCAAAGAAGAGAGTAAGCAAGCTGGATATTGCAGCATACGAACGAAAAGCAAAGAAGTACGTTGAAACAAAAGATCTTTCTGATCAGGCAAACGAAGAGATGCGGATCTATAATCTGACAATGAAGGTGAACCGGTTAGAGCTCCTGAAAGCGAATATCGGTCTTGAGATGGTATCCGGGTTTGATGAGATGCAGAAATATTTTGATAAGAAGCTGACCGACAGAACACTGAAAGAGTTCCAGAGACAAGCCGGTATCCTTGGTAAGTCGGTCCTAAAGAATGAGAAATACGCTCATGCAATTGTGAATGCATCGTTTAAGAATGCGACATATTCGGATCGTATTTGGATGTATCAGGGTATGCTCAAGGCAGAGCTGGAAGGATTACTTGCATCAGGACTGATCAGAGGACAGAATCCGAAGAAACTTGCGGTGCACCTGCAGAAACGCTTCGGTGCAAGCCGGGAGGATGCAGAGCGGCTCATGGTCACGGAGCTTGCCAGAGTCCAGACAGAAGCTCAGAAACAGTCCTATATCCGAAATGGATTCGAAGAGTATACATACGTTGCCTGCGGGAATGCAGATGTCTGCGAGCGGTGCCAGGCGTTGGACGGTAAGCATTTTAGGGTGCAGGATATGATGCCAGGGACAAATGCGCCGCCGATGCATCCGCGATGCCACTGCTCTACGGCGGCCTATGAAGACAGCACAGAGTATGAGAAATGGTTGAAATTTCTGGAGCAGGGTGGTACCACAGAAGAATGGGAAGCTTCGAAAAACAGAAAGGCGAGATACAAAGACAACGAAGGCATATTCCAAACATTGGATGGCAGATCAAAGGGGCGAGACGTTATCAAACCTCGAAATATCATGAAAGAAATGAAAAAGTCCAGCATCGGAACGGAAATGTTGGAATATCTTCAGGAAAATGATATTCAAATAAAGGTATGGTACGGAGTTGATGTCGACGAGGGACTGGACGGACTTTTCGAAGATGGTGAAATCAACATTTATGCTGATAACACCAAAACGGTTCGTGAGACAGCTATTACAGTGATTCACGAGGCCACACATGCCAAAATCAACAAGCCAAACACCAAAAATCAAGAGTTACAATGCTATATGAACGAGTACAGACATCAAAACATTGAATTGACAGAGAAAGTTGTCCAGGATATAATTAATCATATAAATGATAAATATCCGAATTTGAAATGGGAGGGATTGTTTATGACGAATACTCTGAATATGCCGCCTCATGAGAGGGTAAAACTTTTGAGAAAAGGCGAAAAAGTTCTGTGCAAGAAATGCAAAAAAGGAATTATGATTCCTGTTGGCGACCGTGAAAAAACCAATACTTTTTACTGTGATTCTTGCAAGAATCAGTTAATTATCAACTGATGATAAGGAGACAGGACAAATGGCTCAGAATGATTATTTCGTGATTGTATACCAGGTACTGAAATATCTGTATGAATGCTTGAAAAAGGGTGAAAAACCAGAAGCGTGTTACCTTACAGCATCGGCTTATAATATTCATGAGAATTATTGGCAGTATATCATTTTAAGCCTGATTACGGAAGAATATGTAAAAGGCATTGCTGTTAATCATACGAAAGATGGCGTTCTTTTAGGCGATCTGCCGGATGCCATTATCACACCAAAGGGTATTTCCTATCTGTTCGAAAATTCGTTGCTTGAAAAGGCAAAAAAGACGTTGAATGACGTAAAAGAGATGGTTCCGTTCGTATAAAACTGTTTAAGGAGTAAAAACGATAATGGCAAAGAATGACATGGAAGTAATCATGTATAAAATACTAAGGTATCTGTACGAATGCATGAAACTCGGTGTAGAACCAGAACTCGAACAGTTCGCGTGGAATTCAAAATTATTTGATATTCCGCAAAGCTATTGGTGCAAGATCATTGCAACGCTTGTAAGGAAGGGATATATTACAGGATTTGTGGTCGTTGACAAAACAAAAGACGCGCCAATGCTCCAAACAGACAGACCATTTGAGATTACGTTTGAGGGCGTACAGTTCCTGGAAGAAAACAGCCGCATGCAGAAAGCAAAAGAATATTGTACTGAAACATTCAACGTGATATTGTCTGCATTACTTGGCGCGATTATTTCATAGTTACCACTAGTCGAGAGGCCGGTGGTATTTTTATGCCCATTTAAGAAAGAGAGGATCAAAGAGTGATTGAAGTATCCGTTCGTAAGAACGAAATCAAGGTATCCGGCCATGCAATGTATGCACCGCACGGGCAGGACATTGTCTGCGCAGGCGTTTCCAGCCTCGTGCGGACGCTGATCCGCTCGATCGAGGATCTGACAAGGGATGAAATAGAATACGAAGTATCGCCCGGCTGGGTTGATATACAGTATGGGAATCTATCAGAGAGAGCAAGAACTCTGGTGGATTCCTTTTTTGTCGGCATCTATCTGATGGCCGATGAATTTCCGGAGCATGTCCGGATCGTGTAACCGATGTGACCGAAATGTCGTTAAACTATGATTCCGGAGCAACGGCACGGGGCTATTACAGAACGGGACGGGGCAGAAAGGACAGAAAAATAATGAAGTGCAAAAACAACCATTATCATTGGAGAATCCCGATGATCAACCTGCAGGTATTTGCAGACGGCGAAGGAGACGGCAGCGGAGCCGGAGACGGAAACGAGGACGGAACTGGAGCAGGTTCTGGAGATAGCGGCAATGAGATGTCATTTGATGATTTTCTTGGACAGGCAGAGAATCGTGCAGAGTTCGACCGCAGGGTCCAAAAGGCGGTAAATACAGCAGTGACCAAAGCACAGGAAAAGTGGCAGGCGCTGACTGATGACAAACTTTCAGAAGCGGAAAAGCTCGCGAAGATGACCAAGGAAGAGAAAGCAGAGTACAAGAATCGTAAGCTGGAGAAAGAACTGGCGGATCTGAAACGGCAGAACGCGATTTCGGAGATGTCAAAAACAGCCAGAAAGATGCTGGCAGATGAAGAAATCAACATCCCGGATGAACTTCTGGCACATCTGGTATCGGAAAGCGCTGAAGATACCAAGACGGCTGTGGAAGCTTTCGGAAAGATGTACAAGGACGCAGTGCAGGCTGCCGTAAAAGATGCTTTGAAGGGTAATGCACCAAAGGGCGGATCCGGCGGAAAGGGCGCTGTTACAAAAGAACAGATTCTTGCAATCAGCAACCCGATTGAGCGGCAGCGGCTGATTGCGGAAAACATCGCATTATTTCAGTAGGAGGAATACACATGCATAAAATTGGAAAATTAGGGCTGCAGGTGTTTGCAGCACCGGATAACATGACGGGGCAGGAACAGATCCAGGTAAAGGCCCGCGAGATTGACTTTGTAACATCTTTCGGCAAAAACATTCAGGCGCTGCTTGATGTCCTGGGCATTATCCGAATGATCAAGAAAGATAACAATACTGTTTTAAAGACAAAAAAGGTAACAGGAACCCTGCAGTCCGGTGAGGTCGCAGAGGGCGAAGAAATCCCGTACTCTCAGTACGCTGTGGAAGAGATCCCGTTCGATACCATCAGGATCAACAAATACCGCAAGGGCGTAACCCTGGAGGCGATCGCAGAGAAAGGATACGATGCCGCAGTACAGGACACAGACGAAGAGTTTAAAAGCGATCTGCAGAACGTTGTCATGGATAAGCTGTATACACAGTTGAAGGCGGGTTCTCTGACTGATCACGAAAGTACTTGGCAGATGGCGGTTGCTATGGCGATCGGAAAAGTCAAAGACAAATTTAAAAAAATGAAAAGAACGGCTACAGGCGTAGCAGTGTGGGTGAATACACTGGATGTGTATAAATACGTTGGTGCTGCTGACATTACACTGCAGACGGCGTTCGGCTTTGAGTACATGAAGAAATTCCTGGGTGCAGAGGTTGTGTTCGTAAGCTCTGAAATCCCGGAAAACGTTGTTATCGCTACCCCGCTCAATAATATCGTCGGATATTATGTTGATCCGGGCGATTCTGAGTTCGTGAAGGCTGGCCTTAGCTACACAACGGATCCGACTACTCATTTTATCGGCTTCCATGCGCAGGGCACCTACGAGAGAGCAATTTCTGATATGTTCGCTATCATGGGCCTGCGTCTGTTCTGCGAATATCTGGATGCAATTGCTTACATTTCCGTTGGCGGATCTGATACGCAGACACTTGGAACTCTGAATGTAACATCTGAAGCAGGAACAGAAGCTGGAAAGACGAAGATTTCCGTAAAAGAGCAGAGCATGTCCATGAATAACTACTGGAAGTACAAAGATGCAGCGTCTGCGACCGCGGTAAAATACGGCGATGATGTGAAAAACTGGAGCAAATGGGATGGAGAATCCGAGATCGCATCTACCGCTGGCCATCATATAACATTGGTTGAGTGCGACCAGAACTACAAAGCAGTTCGTTCCGGTGACGTAACAGTAGCCGTGAAAAGCTGAGAAAGGATGATGGTATATGTACAGAGTAATCGAGTATTTTACTGATTTACAGGACGATGACCATGAATACAGAGTAGGCGATACCTTCCCACGTGAGGGGCTTAAGGTATCCGAAGCCCGCCTGGCGGAGCTTGCATCTGCTGAAAATCTGCGTGGTATCCCACTGATCGAGCTGGTGGAGCCGGAAAAGGCAGGCAAAGGGAAAAGCAAGAATAAGGCAGTAGATTCCTTGGCAGAATAGGAGGCAGCCTATGATCGAAGATCTGAAACTGCTTCTTGGAATGGAAGATACAGACAAAAAGACAGAACAGCAGTTACAGCTGATTCTGAATGCCACGAAACAGCGGCTGAAATTTCTTCTTGGCGGTCTGGAGCCGCCGGAAGAGATGGAATACATCATATTGGATGTTTCGGTCATTCGATTCAACCGGATCGGCTCGGAAGGGCTCTCCTCTCACAGCGTTGAGGGTGAGAGCCTTTCCTGGTCTGAAAATGATTTTGCCGGGTACATGGATGATATTCAGTCTTATCTGGACAGCCAGCGGGAGGCAAGGAAGGGAAAGGTGAAGTTTCTGTGAGATACGATACGCCAATTTTCTTCCAGCGAGTCCTGCCGGGTGAGTATGATCCAACGACTGGAAACTATGCCGACGATCAGGTAACAGAGGTGCGGAAAATGGCATCTGTGATGGATACGCGGGCGGAAATCATGCGGATCGTATACGGCGGGATCCGTCAGGGCAGCGTGACAGTGCAGCTCCAGAACCATTATCAGAAGCCGTTTGACAGGATCCGGATTGGAAACACGACCTACAAAGTGGACTATACGCGGAAATTACGTGTGAAACAGACTTTTATTTTATCGGAGGTGGTTTGATGCCGAAAATCAAGCTGGAAGGAATGGAGAAGCTGCAGGTCAAATTGAAGAAAAATGTGCAAATGAACGATGTTAAGCGGATTGTGAAAAGTAATGGGGCAGCCCTGCAGGAGTCGGCGCAGAGAAAGGTACCGGTGGATACTGGTAACTTGAAACGAAGCATTGGACTTGAGATCCGGGATAGCGGTCTTACAGCGGAAGTGGAGCCTACAGCAGAGTATGCGGCATACGTGGAGTATGGAACCCGATATATGAACGCACAGCCGTATATGCGCCCTTCCTATACAGCACAGAAAGAGAAATTCAAATCTGATCTGAAAAAGCTTACGAGGTGACACGATGGATCCACAGCAGGAATTATTCAGTGCATTGCTTCTGGAATTGAAAAAACAGTATCCAGGCAGTGTGTATGACACGTTTTTACCGCCGGAAGGTACGCCATACCCGTTTATCTATCTGGCGGACAGTGACTTGAATGATCGGGCCAACAAAACGGCTGTATTCGGCACTGTAAGTCAGACAATCCACGTTTGGCACGACAATCCGCGGCAGCGCGGCACAGTTTCGCAGATGCTTCTGCAGATCAAGCAGGTTTGCAGACATCTGGAACATACCGGCAACTTTTCCTGGTCCGTGCAGGACTTAAATCAGAGAATATTGCCGGACACAACCACCAACCAGCCACTTCTTCACGGTATCGTGGAAGTGACTTTTTTATTTAGTTAGGAGAACAGCATGGGAAAAACAATTGATTTACAGTTATTCGCAGATGCGGTACGTGGTAAAAAGATCGTTTATCTGTACCGCCTTAAAAAAGATGCGGCTAAAAATGCAGCTACAGCATTAGCGTTTACGACAGAGAACGGCAGAACGACAAGCAAGGATGCCGATACCACAGAGACAAAGGATGGCACGATCCGTACCCCGGGAGCAGCCGAGGTTGAGATTACGGCAACCAGTATTCTTGCCAAGGGCGACACGCTGATCGACTCTCTTGAAGATGCCATGATCAATGATGAACTGGTCGAGATCTGGGAAGCAAATCTGGATGATCCAGCATCCAGCGGAAGCAATAAATTTAAAGGAAAATACTTCCAGGGCTATGTGACGGAGGTAGAAAAGACTTCAAACGCCGAAGATATGGTGGAGGTGTCTCTTACCTTTGGTGTCAATGGAACCGGTCAGAAAGGTGATGTAACCGTAACGACCGCGCAGCAGGAAATAGCAGCTTACGTATTTACAGATACGACAAAAACAGGAGCGTAAAAATACTGAGGGCGAGAAATCGTCCTCAGTTTGAATAGTAAAGGAGAAAAATGATATGGAACTTACAATCAACGGACAGGTGTATCAGTTTAATTTTGGCATGGGATTCATGAGAGAAATGAACAAGAAAGTAAGCATGCCGGTAGACGGAGTAAAAGATGCCAAGAAGAATATTGGCCTGAGATACGCTGTGGCAGGGATCATGGACGGAGATGTAGAGGCTCTTGAGGATCTGTTACTCGTAGCGAATAAAGGGCAGAATCCGAGAGCAACTACAGAAATTCTGGATGAATATATTGATGATCCGGATACCGATATCAATCAGCTCTTCGAAGATACGATGGGTTTCTTAAAGAATGCAAATGCTACGAAGAAATGCGTCCAGAATCTCGAGAAGACGATCGAGGAAGAAAAAGCGAAGAAGTAGGTGGCGTAGCCCATGAAGAGGTGAGTTTCGAAGAACAATACCGGGAAGTTGCAATCAGCTGCTTCCGGTATCTGGGATTCACATCGTTTGAGCAGGTTGATCGTCTGACGATTGCACAGTACGAAATTATGATGGAAGCGCTGAGATATCGAATAGTAGACGACGAATACAGGGCACATCGGCAGGCCTTTCTGAATTTTGCGGCCCAAGCGCAAAAAAAATCCGGAAAGAAAACAGTGCCAGTATACAAGCGATTCCGTAATTTCTTTGACTATGAAAAAGAATTAAAAAATGTGAAGGAAAAGAAGCGCAAGAAGGGTGATCCACGATTCGCCGGAATATCCAAATTGTTAAAGAGAGGAGAGTGAACAGATGGCAGAATCTTATAGCGTAAAGGCGGTTTTATGCGCGGAAGATAAGAACTTCTCCTCAATGATGAAATCATGCAGCAGTTATGCTGAAAATCTGAAAAATACGCTTACAAGTGGAATTGGATTCGGCGCTATGGCGGCGATCGGATCCAAGGCAGTATCGGCAGTCGGAAGTGGATTAAAAAGTCTGACTACAGGAGCAATAAGCGCTGGTGCGAATTTTGAGAATGCTATGTCATCTGTAGCAGCTATTTCCGGGGCTACAGGATCTGACTTTGATCGGCTGTCTGAAAAGGCGAAACAGCTCGGAAAATTCACACAGTACACCGCAAGTGAGACAGCTTCTGCGATGGAGTACATGGCAATGGCCGGCTGGAAAACTGAGGATATGTTAAATGGAATCGAAGGCGTAATGGATCTGGCCGCTGCATCGGGAGAAGATTTGGCTGGCGTTTCCGACATCGTAACAGATGCTATGACAGCTTTCGGTTTATCGGCGGATGGCACCACCAAAATTATCAAAGATGGTTTTACAAAAGAAGTCTCCAACGCTTCACATTTTGCTGATGTTCTGGCAGCAGCTTCGGCAAATTCTAACACCAACGTTGCTATGCTGGGCGAATCTTTTAAATATGCGGCTCCCGTAGCTGGATCGTTAGGATACAGCGTAGAAGATACAGCCATTGCCCTCGGACTCATGGCGTCGTCAGGGTTGAAAAGCAGTATGGCTGGTAGCAGCCTCCGAACTATCCTGACAAATCTTGCCAAGCCAACAGATGATATCAGTGACGCAATGGATTATTTGGGCATATCCTTGCAGAATGGTGATGGCTCTATGAAGTCTCTGATGGACATTGTAACGGATTTGCGAGGTGCATTTGGACAATGTAAAATGCCAATGGATCAGTTCCAAGAGAATCTTGCAAAACTTGACGAAAAGTATGCCAATGGAGAGCTGACAGAAAAGAAGTATAATGAAGCATTAGCAGATTTAACGGAAAAGGCTTATGGAGCAGAGGGAGCGTTAAAGGCCAAATATGCTGCTACATTAGCTGGAAAAGAGGGTATGTCAGGTCTGCTTTCAATCGTGAGTGCGGCACCAGAGGATTTTGACAAGTTAACAAACGCCATTTATAACAGCGATGGTGCAGCCAAAGAAATGGCAGAAATAAAAATGGATAATCTGCAGCACGATGTCGTGAAACTGCAGTCTGCTATGGAAGGACTTGGAATTACCGCATTCAACCAGGTTGGCGGAAAAATGAGAGGTTTGGTTGGCATCGCAACTGAGACGGTTGGAAAAATTGATGAAAAGCTTGCCAGCGGAAAAGGGATCGAAAAGGCTGTCGATAAAATAGAATCAATGGTTGAGAAAGCAAAACCATATTGGGATATTTTCAAAACGGACGCATTGGAAGCGGGAACGGCGCTGGGCGATGCGGCTGGGGCGATCATAGGAGATATCAAGAAGCTTTCAGGTTCTTTTGGCAGCACAGAAAGTATTGAAAATTTCTCTACCACTTTGGGAGAGGTCAAAGATGGAATTGTAGCAGTTTCGGGATTTTTGGAAAAACATTCGGATGTAATTGCAAAGTTGGTGGTAACACTTCCGAAACTTTTGATTGCGTACAAAGGCTTTAAAATTGTTAAAGCTGTAGCACCGTTTGTTGGCGCATTTACGGGAGCTGTTGGAGGACTGGCAAAGGCTGGTCTTGGGAAAATTGCACCTGGCTTATTTAAAGTGTCAAAAGGGCAGGAAGCGGTTGGCAAATCAAGCGGTGGCAGTGCAAAGAAAATGGTAGCATCCGCCAAGGCCTTTATGATGATGGGTGTCGGGGTACTGGCGATTAGTGCTGGGTTCTATTTGCTTGCGCAGTCTGCAATTGCAGTAACCAACGCTGGCCCAGGGGCAATCGCTGTTTTTGGTGGTTTGATTGGTGTTGTAGTAGGACTTGCAGTTGGTATGACAAAGATGCTTTCGTCTATGTCTGGCGGGTCGAAGAAATTAACAGCGATGACACCGGCGCTTCTGGCATTGGGAGCGGCTGTATTAATGATTAGCGCAGGTTTGGCACTGCTGGCGTATTCTTCAATTCAGTTGGCGAATGCTGGTCCGTTGGCCATTGGATGTATGGCAGGAATGGTCGTAGCGCTTGCCGGTTTGATGTTGGTAGCGAAAAATGTAGCACCAACACTTTCGGCCGGAGCAGTTGGATTTGTTGCGTTTGGGGCCTCGGTATTAATTGCGGCAGCTGGAATCGGATTGTTATCCCTGGCGGCTATTAATCTTGCAAATGCCGGTCCCCTGGCCATTGGATGTATGGTTGGTATGGTTGCGGCAATCGCTTTGCTGGCAGTGGGAGCGGCTGCTCTTGGATCAGCATTGACAGTGGGAGCAGTTGGCTTTATTGCATTTGGAGCCGCTATTGTTTTGGTGGCAGCAGGTGCGTTGATTGCCAGCGCGGCATTGGCGGTTGTGTCTGCTGTTCTTCCTTCGATCGTACAATATGGAAGCCAGGGAGCGGTAGCTATTGCTCAGCTTGGTGCAAGCATGATTGTTTTTGGCACCGGAGCTGCTGTTGGAGGAATTGGCGCAACCGCGCTCGGAGTTGGTCTTGCGTTGGTCGGTGTAACTGCGCTGGTTGCAGCCGCAGGAGTAATTGTATTGGCCGCCGGAGCAGCGGTGCTTGGAGCTTCGCTTGTGATGGCAGGTGCAGGTTTGACAATTATGGGAGCAGCATTTCCACTTGTAG